TGATGCCATCCACTAAGGGATTCAGTGCATCGAGGATTTCGTTTGCCATTTTTATAAATTTTTATTTTACAAATTTTAATAATTGTATGTCTATTGCCTTTTTCAGCTTACTTACATCAAGTGCAGTTTCCTGCGGCTCTTCTGTCTTTTGTGCAGTTTCCTGCGGCAAAAATAATGCTGATACTTCCTGCAATTCGTTTACTAATAATGATTCGTTTTCACCGGTATATTTACCATCTTTGAGTTTCTTAATAACCCATGCCATGTAATCAAATGCCGTTTCTTTCTTTTGCTCTAAAAAGGATTTCACAACCTCAAAGGTAGGTGTATTTGGGTTTGCACCCCACAATACCGCTGATCCTTCCCATAATGCAACTTCTGTAATTACATTGTGGTTTGTGTTCTTTTGCTGATTCAGTACGGTAAACCCAACGGAATGCTGGCTAATATCACCGCTTTCGTATAAAGGCCAGGCCACCTCTTTCCACAAAAACATATCGCGGTAACTATTTTCACCAACGATATATTTGCCCTCTTTATATAGCTTTTGGAACTTACCTAAACTGCTTTCCAGTTTACGTTCATGATTGATTAAATGCCAAATCTCATTTGAGCCATTTGGGCCGCGTTCGCCAATAGTCTTATCAAATGCGGATTTGTCAAATACATCACCATCCCTATCAATAGATTCCATTTCAGCAATAGCGACCTTCACGCTACGTTTAGATGTGTCAACATCCAACGCCTTTAAATCATATACCTTATGCTGAATAGTATTCATTTTAACAAAGTTGGATTAGTAATTTTTATTTATAATCTAAATGCGTCAACTATATTGTTTTTTCTTATTAAGTTGCCGTTCTTATCACGCTTATTTATTACTGCAAATGTACATCTGCAACGAATAACATCAACGGCTTTTGCCTGCGGATCATGCGGATGATCTAACTCACTGCCCGATCTGCTATCAACAAACTTTTCATTAAAATCTACGGTCTGCCCATCCATATTCCAATGGTCCGCCTTGTCCTTTTGACCTTTAAACGGATTTCCCCTTGTTCTATTATCTTTTGCAGCCACCCACATTTTCTGCTTTTGGAACGGTGAACGGTCAGCCCCAACAAACGTTCCGGCATGGATTGCCCGCCCCACCTCCGTTCTGGCTATCATATCCGCCCGGTTTCTATTTAAGCCCGGCACCGTTTCACTAATATATTTTGCATAATCATAATAACCCCACCCCTCACGATTGCCCCTATCCAATATATCCAACATCATTGCCCGGCTTGTTTGTACTATTTGCAATACACCTTTATCATAAAAGTTGGTGCCTAAATATTCCATTATTATTTGCACCCATTCATCTGTTGTGCCAAATTGCTTTTCGCGTCTTAATGTATTGTAATTATCCCTGGCATATTTAACGCCGACCTCCCTAATTATTTGCGACATTGTGCGAATTATGCCATCACTAAAAAGCAAGGTATTAATATAACGCCTTGCCTCCTGTTCGCTATTCTGCAAAGCATCCTGAAATCCTTTAATGTCAGATTGTAAGGCCCGGTAAAATTTGCCTTTGTACTTATTGATATATTTAACGGCTTTGTTCCTTTCCCTGTTCCAATATATTCGTCTCTGTCTGGCCGTCATAATTGTAGATAAAATTAATTAACTCTTTTGTAAAATGGCCACGTTTAATGATCATTTTGCCAAATTCATTTATGCAGTTTTTTTCCTTTTCCGTTTCCGGATACTTCCTTTTCGATATGCTTTCACAATATTTTTTAATTTCTGCAAAATTCAATGTTCATAATTAATTCGCTATAAAAATCAACGGCCATCATATTAATAAACGCCGTTGAAACGTCATAACCTGCAAACTGCCATCCGGAACTACGGTGCCATATAATCATTATATTCCGAACCATTGTCATTGTTTATATCTTCCTCCGGTACGTCTACATCCTCAATCAATCCATAATTTCCGGTAATTAAATACCTTTCGTGCATTGGTACCATTGTAGGTTCAAAGCCTAATAATTTCCTGTATTCATTGCCGTTTATTGTCCCTCTGTCAAACATAGCATTATAAACCGCCGACATTTTAGAGTAATCATCCTGCAATTCCGGTAATGCGCTAAAATCATAATCCAAATATTCGCGGCTGTTAAAAGATGGCACTAATACCCGATTGAGTTCATCACGCAAACTATTACACATCGGCATAATTAAGTCCGTTACGAACTTCTTTTGCGCCCATTCTTTATTGCTGAATGATTGACCTGGCACCAATATATCAGGATCTATACCCAAAGCCATTGCTATGCGCTCCATTGTTTTATCCTGGCTATCCAATAACTGCATATCAACGCTATCCTTGCCAATATTCAAAAACTCCCATTTGCCCTGAAGCGTTGCAACCGCCGCCTTCATGGCTGTATTATTGATCTTATTGTCAATAACTGCCTTTAATTGCCCAGCCTGTTCCGGTGTTAAATTATCCAATGTTTCATTTGTCAACACGCCTTTGGCTCCGCCATTTTGGAACATTGCAACCGCCGCCTCCATTGCATCATTGTCCTGTTGCAGCCTGCGTTTTAATGGCAGCATAGGATTGAACCCGCGCAAATGGGTACGGTCCACAACGTCAAAGTTGGGGTTAAACGTTTTCCAATGTATTATGTCGGATTTAGCAATTGATATTAATTTCCCATTTACATCCAATATGTAACCCAAAACACCATAAAGATCATTTGGATCCGGTACTAATTCAATTTTATCCGGCGGGATTAAATACATTTCCAACACCTCCCCATCTTCAACACCGCCGCGATTAAGCCATATAAATGCCTCACCATTTAACGCATAAAAGCTAAACAACCCTTCAAAAAACGCATCTGCGCCCTGCGTCGGATTTGGTTTGTTTATTAACTTGCTTAATGCTGAATTACTTACAACTTCATCCAATGCTTTTACCCGGTCAATTTGATAACGTTGTACGTTATTAACTGGCGAATGTTTATAACGTTTTAATGTTGTTTGATTTGTTGGCAAATAGCTATAAATAGGCACCATTGCAGCTTTGCGACCAATCTTTTTTATTACGGTATAAACCGTATCATTGTTTGCATAAGCATTTTGATCCCTATCCCATTTGAAAAAGCTAATTGGTGCGCCTACATAAACACCAGGGAATGACATTGCTTTTTTCTGTATCTTTTCAATGCCTAAAAGTTTAATTATCCAACTCATTAGAATGCTACCCAACTGGGTGATTTTGTTGTAAGTTTAGTAAAGATGCCGTATCTCATTGCATCCAATAAGTGATCGTTTTCCTTTACAGGACTTTCATCACTTGCTATGTTTCCATCCTTATCCGTTTTCCATTTATACGATTGCAATTCCGCTTTCAGATTATTGCTTTTATGTTCAACGTATAATGGATATGACTTTACTTTCATGATTCCGGCCCATACTTCTTTATCCGCTGGCTTACAATTAAAACCATGCCGATTCAACTCTTCAATCGTTTTTGGCTCCGCTGCATCACAAAATATTTCGTCACTCCTTGACAAATTTAACCCTTTCAATTTTATTACCAGGTCTGAAATTGTCAACTTAGCATCATATAACATTTCCTGGACATAATTAGAGCCTTCATAATGCTCTATTTTTACAAGTGCTGTCGGTACGGTATATCCAAAATCAAGGCCGTAAAACACCGATCCTTTGCCCGGTAATTCGCTGCATACTTTCCATTGTGTATAAATCAATTCCTTTGACGCACCGCGCTCCCCCAACCCATACACTTTCCACATAAAATCATCCGGCAAATCTTTATACGATTCAATGTAATCAATCTGTTGCTGGCTAAGATTATGGATATTATCCAAATAAGTACTATGGATTTTAATGTTTTTGGGGTTGTCGGCAATATCATAAACCCAGGATCTAAACTCCGCCGGGTTCCAATCCATAAATATGGTTCCGGTTGTACGCATAGCCAATTGGTCAAACAATAGTTTGCTAATTAGGTTGGCTTCGTTGATAAATAGAATATCCCTACCCGGTCCGCGCGCCTTGCCTTCATCTTCTAAACCAAATAATTCAATGTATGATCCGTTAGGGAATGTATAAACAAAATCAGTCCAACGCATCCAATCTTCATACCAATTGCCTGTTTCTTTCAAAATATGTTGCAGATCTCTAAAAGCACCTCGTTTAATATGAGGTAATGAATGACTTACTATTGATATTCTTTTGTTTTTGTTAGTTGTTGCAATACTAACTAATATCTGTATAGTTGAGTAAGATTTTCCGCTACGGCTCCCGCCTTCATTGCAGATTATTTGCGCTCCGTCTTTATAGGCTTTGTGAGTCGGCCAAATCACTTTGCTCGGTACTGCCATTAGGAGTTATATGTACTTGTTTTAATTGTGGCAGGTCGATTGTGTTTTGACTTTTATCTGTTTGACCTAACCATTGTTTACCCAACCATATTTGCATTCCTCTATCTTTGTCAATTACTGCAGATTCATATTGCGCTAATCTAAGGCTTTTCATTCCCTTAGCTTTGTTTTTTGCTTTAAACGCCACAAAATCCAATCCCATATCAGTTTTGCAACGTTCGTATATTGTGTTTTCATGACAACCTATAACGTCTGCAATTTCACTACCTGAGCATCCAGCCTCAAGCCATTTGCCTATTTGCTCCCAATCTAATTTTAATGTGCTGCTCATTTCTTTAACCCTAATTTAATCATTTGCATATCCGCTTTAATATCGTATTCCTTTCTGCGAAGATACATCCTTTTGATTATTTGATATATTGTTTTTGGATATGCATAGCAAGGCATGGTCTGCCTTATGACAATCCTATCTATATTTAACTCAGTAAACAAATACCAGGTATAAAGATACCTTGCTTTATCGTATTGTTTATTTTTTATAGTCAACTCCCTAAATTTTGGGGTGCATAATTCCTGTTCAATAATTTTGGCAACTTTATTGATCAGTAGATTTTGCATCACCCAAATATTGTTTTGGGCGTTTCGTCAAATACGCTCATAGTGCAAAAATTATAAAAATTAATCAAATTGTCAAACTTTATAAAATTCCCACCTTCCCACCATTTTTTCACTACTTATATATATAATATAATACATCTATTACTTTATATATATTTTATTATTTTATTTTTATAATTAAAAATAAGTAGGAAAGTAGGAAATATAATATAAAAGTATTGATTTTCAACTATTTAACTATTCCGACATTTACTCGGAATTTTTGATTTAAAGGTAGGAATGTCGGAATTTAAAAAAATTAAAAGCGCAAAATTTTGCCAAATCTGCCCACATTCCGACCTATTAAAAATAATTTTCCGATGTATCCTCGGCATTATCTGGAGTGCCAATATTCTGCTCAGGCCATGAAATAAACCTGTAAAACCGTCCAGATATATTGCTTTTTCTATATGTTTCATCAAATTCAACCCCCCTAACTTTTGCCCATTTTTTTATCCACTTAGTCAAAATATTCTGATCAATTTTGTTATTGTTACAAATCTTTTGAACTTCGCCCAGCATCTTTTCTTTTGATTCACAGATATAATAATCGGTACTTTTTGAATGGTATTTAAACAGCTTCATATTGACGGCATTTGTGACTAATTTGCCATTAATGAAGACCCGATCAGTTTTAAGAACATCAGGCGCAAACATAAAAAAGTTGTTTTGCAGTTGATCATCCATCCATTCAACAAATGATTTATTGGTATCATTTATTAAATTCCTATCTATTGAGTTTGAAGTACGTACCGTAATTTTTCCGCGGTCTTGAAGCATTAAATACTTTTGAGCGCAACCGATCATAAAGTTGTCAAATTTTGACCATTCTAAAGGATCCCAGTCAATAAAGAACGCTCTTCCAAATTCATCTATTGGCTTGTAATTTGACGTAAAATGCTTCACCACAGGGAACTCAAACTTTCGATCGTATGTACTATCATCCATTTCACCAACGGCGTAATTTGAGGTTATAATGATCTTCGGAGAGGTTTCATAAGGAATGATTACTTTGGCTTTATTCTTTGCGTTTATTTCAATCCCTTCAGTAATCTGACTGAATAGCTTTGTGAACCTGAAAGACTTTTCAACATCATCAATAAAAATCAAGTTAGTGTCCATTTGTACTGATTGCCACAGAAATGAATCGCTAAAATTCATGGTCTTGCCATTAATGTAACTTGTCTTTCTGAACTCTTTTATGAATTTAATCATCACTCCCTTACCGGATCGGCCCTGGCTTTCGCCTTCTGATTCAGCAGATACATCCTCCATAATAACCGTAGCCTTTGAAATCAATGGGTCTTTATAACGGCTTAAATTATATCCAATTATTTGCTCTAAATGGTGAACATCACTGCCGCCCAAAATACTTATAAATCTTTCAGCATCGCATCCTTTGTAATCAATCGGCTCAAAGCGTCTATTTATAATGTTTTCCTCCCAAACTAAACCATTTATTTCATTGTATAAAACAGGCTCACAACTTTCGTTTGTAACTTTTACGGCGCAATTAATGAAAAAAAACCATGTTTCATTTTTACTATCCCGGACAAATTCGCGGTTTAATACTCCGATCAAACCCTGCATTAGTCCGCCACTTTCTTTAAATATTACAGGGACTTTCTCAATCATATCGTCTAAAATATCCGGCTCAACTTCATTTAAAAATGCTTTTATTAAATCAGATATTTCAGCAATGCGGACTTTGTTATTTATGACCTGGACAAGCTGATTATCATAATAATAATATCCAATAGATTCAAGCCATGCCGCTAGTTCAGTGTACTTTATTTTTATCCGCTTATTTTCTTTTTTCCAAAACTGCCCTTCATCTGTTATATTAACGCCGATGCCTTGTGACGCTAATTGCTTTGAAGCGTTGTGAATGTTGCCGTCATGATAAAAATGGGCGTAAATA